CGCTCCATCCAGCACGGCCAGCCCGCCGCCAGTTGCGTTTCGCTGCCCTCGATATCGCCGCCGTAGCCTGTATTCAGACCCTTGGCGGTAAATTTCGTGGTGTCAAAGAAGCTGGCCGTCCGATTGCAGCGAACAAGCTGCATCGGGTCCGGCGGATTGATGGAAGCGACGAAGAACGTGCCGCGCTGCCCGATCAGGTAATCGCCAACTTGCGCTAGCGTCGGATCAAACTGGCCGTAAACAATCGGCTTTGCGAAAGCTTCCGGAAGCCGCGCCTTGCCTTCCATGTCGGCTGTGATCCAGCAAGCTAGCGTGGCGATCCGATTGCCGCCGGAAGTCGGCTGCGCCCCGTTCGTCGCGCGAAACTGCGCGTATGGTGCGCCCATTGTGGAGCCGATGACGCGGCCAGCAATCTGGAATACCGCGTCAAATGGTCCGCCGCTCATACGACAAGTTCCACCGTAGAGCCGCCGGACAAGTCTGGACCGGGCGGCACGCCTACTAGCGTGCAAAGCCTGCGACGCATCATGTCCAGTTGCCCGGCGCGGTTCGCCACCTCATTCGCGTTGCGCTTGAACGGGCCAGCCTCGTCCACGTTGAGCGTCTGATACGATCCGAATAGCGCCGTCTCAATCGGATACAGTTGGCTTAGATAACTCCGGACGTTTTGCAACTCGGCCGGTGCGAGGTTGCTCATGCGAAACTCTAGCAGGCCGTATGCCTGATAGAACCGCCATCCCTGGAAACCGACATTCCCTATGCCACCGTAGGGCGGATACCCGCAAAGCCTGCGAATATCCGTCCTCTCGGCGTCGGAAAAACCTGCGGTCGAAAAGGATGCGGCCGGCGACGTTACGAAGCCGGACATGATGCTAACCCCTAATACGAAGTCCCGTCGCCACGGCTGAAATAGACGTTGCCGGAACCGCTCGCGAGAACGACACTGGCGTAAGTCGAAAACACCCCGACTTGAAATAGCATACGCGCCCCGGCCGGAACCGGAGTATCCGCCACCACGGTCGCCGCCGTGGTCTGCGCGTCGAAATGCACGAACGCGATTGCGGCACTGGCGTTGTAAACCAGCACGCTTTCGCCGCCGCCAGGCAGCTTTCCGCCTGCTGACGTGGTGCTGGCCGCGACCGTCAACGTGCCGGACGGCTTGAAGCCCTGGACTGCCCCTGCGCTCATGTTACACCGCCGTAATTGGCGCGCTGGCGGCATTCAAAGCCGCGATCAGCGCAGCGTCAAGCTGGTATCCTTTTCCTCCGGATCGGAAGGAAAGCGTCTGGCCGTTGTATGCCTGCACCCAATCGGTAGAGAAAACATACATGGCAGCGGAGCCGGCAGGCATGGCGTTCTTTTCCGTAACCGGGTCCGTTTCGGTGACGACGCCGCCGCCGTTGATGAAAGGCATAGGCGTATTCTGGTCGGTCGGGTCGGTTCCGGAAATTGCCATCGCCTAAGTCTCCCAAACCAAATCCAAGTCTACGGCGTTGTTCTGTAGGTGCGCCTTTAGCGGGCTGTCCGCGATGTAGCGCACGCCTTTGATGAAAGACAGCAACCCGCCGTGGTAAGCGGCGGTGCAATTCTGCATCGCAACGAAAGTGTGCATACCGGAAGCGGCGGACACGGACGGCGCGCTAGCACGCGCCGCCGTCTGCATTCCGGTGTTTGACTTCGCCGGCATTAACCGACGTGTTCCAGAACCACTGCGCGCTTGTAGTAAGCGGCGCTGGCGGTCGGCATAGTGGTGGAATTGGTCATGATATCGGTAGGCGCGCAGTAGCCACCGATCCAATACCACGACTGCGCGATGATCTGCTGCAAGCGGTCAAGCGGCTCGCGAGTGACCATCACGATATCATCCACCACCGAAACGATGCTATCGGACGGCGCAACGTCATGATCGGCCTGTCCGGCGAACGTGCCTTCCACGATAGCGCCCGCCCCAGCGATGATAGGCCGGCGAACCATCAGGCCGGTAATCGAAGGATGCGCCTGGACGAAAGCTTCCGTGGTAGGGACGAAGCGCAGTCCCAAGAAGCTATTGACCATACCGGACTTGAAAACCTGGCTGGCCGTGGTTGCGCCCTGGAAAAGCTGCTTGAAGTCTGGATCGGCAAAAAGCTGGCGGGCCGAGACGGGATCGAGATAGCAGTTATACGCGCCGTCCACCTCCGGCACGCTGTTGCTGCGCAGCTTCGCAACCGCATCCAAAAGGTTGCCCATGCCCAGCGTATCGCCAGCCTGCAACAGCGCCGTGCTTGGACGCGCGCTCGGGCGCACCATCGCCGGGCCAACGGCAGATACCACGCCGTTTCCGGCTGTGCCGTCCGCAGTCGAAACGTTTGTCGAGAAGGTAAGCGTGCCGCTAACGCCGTTCGGCGTGGTCGAAACGTTGGAGCCGTCAACCGCAACGCCGGTCAGCACGTAAACGCTGGACCCAACGGTAACGCTGATAGTGTTGCTGCCCGAAACCGCCTGCATTGTCGGGGACGGAGCGCCGGCATTGAGCGAAGCCGCAGCCGACGAGAAAGACGCGGTGCTGAAAGCGAACTGGAAGCCGCGCACGTCGTCAACGGAAATGGTCGGGCCAGCCGAGCCTAGCGTCACACGAACGCGCGTGTTGCCACTCATGTAGGCCGCGAACAGCGCATTGCGCGCCAGTTCGTCCAGGCTTCGCGCAGCCTGCTCGCCGTTCACATAGGCATTCTGCAAGAACTGGCTTGCGATGCCAACGCGCTGCGTGACCATATTCAGGTCGGTTGTCGAGGCATACTGATTGATCGCCAGCGTGAACTGCTCCACCGTCCAATACGAAGGCGACAGGCCGTTGTCGAGGTTCGTGTTGGCGGACGGAGCAAGCGGCGTGGTGACGGACGCCTTAAGGCCGGCACGCGTCTTTGTGACGGTTTCGCCCATCCCGTTCGGAACCGAAACGCGGCTAGCGACGCCACGATACGCGAGTTTCGACTTGATCGCCTGCTCAAACTCGCGATCAAGAAAGCCCTGTTGGATGATCGGCTGCAACGCAGCCGGGAAATTCTGAATACCCACGATAAGGTCCTTGCTTCGTTACAGTTGTTACCAGCCGCGCCGGCCAGCAATCGCGGAGCGTGCCGCTTCGTATTCGTCCTGCGTCATATCCTTAGCGTTCTTTCCGCCAGCCGGAGCCGGAGTAGGAGCGCGTTGCGGGTTGCTGCTACTGCCGGACGCCGCTGCGGCTGTAGCGAACAGATACGGCTTGGCGGTTTTCAGTTCCGCAACAAGCGCGTCCAGATTGGACGGCTCGCCGTCCTTCATTTCGACCTTGCTCATATCGAGCAAGGCTAGCACGTCGGCGGCGTCAACCGCGCCCGCCCTCACGGCAGAGGTTTTCGCCTCGGAACGGACGTAACGCTGTCCGGACTTCGTAAGCGCGTCGGCGTGTTCCGCCTCACGCTGCGTCAAACGGGCTTCCGCCGCTTCGGCGCGCTCTTTCGCCTTGCCGGCTTCCGCCTTGTACCCGCCAGCTTCGCCATTCGCCTTGCGGACGGCTGCCTGAAACTCGGCAACTTCCGCTTCGGTATAGACGCGCGTGGTAGTAGCGGCCGGCGCGTTGGCCGGTGTGCCTTCCTCTGCCATGTTTTCCTGTTGATGTTGATCGTTGCTCATAGAACTGACCCCTACGCCCTAAAGCGTAAGGGAAGGCTGGCGCACTGTTGGTCCTGTGCCGTGCTTACTGCGCCGCCTATCTCTGAAACTTTATCGGGATGCGCTATACAGACCGCGCAATTACGTCTCCGCTCGGCAGCGGGACAACCGATCCGGGCCGGGATGCGCGCGTTCTACAGACCGCGCAATTACGTCGCTATGCGGATGCGATAACCGGCTTACCACACGCTGTCTTGCTTAACCTCCGTGTACATTATCGGAGGCGCTCAAGCGCACGGCATTACTTGGCAACGGGCTTCGTTGCCGCTTGATCCTTCGCTTGCTGTGCGGAGCGCGCATCGGCTGCAACGCCATCAGACTGAATGCTCGCCAACTCTTTCTTCACGTCCTCGATATCGTAAGTGTCCGCGATAGCGATAACGGCAGTTTCGACGGACATAAGCCCGCCGCCTACAAGCGTTGTGAGCGTCGTCGCGTCTGCCTGTTTGTCTTCCGGCGCGGCAGGATACCAGTCGGGCCAATGCAGCGTGATCGGCTGCTCGTCGGATAGTTTCGCCGCCGCACCGCCCGCGATGGAAAGCGGGATCACGCCCGATGCCTTAACGAGCATTCGCAGCAACGGCAACAGGCCATGCTCGCCGTAACTGGCGCGCAGCCTATCGGCCAGCCATATCAATCCTTGGTTCATCAGTTCCAAGGCGCGACCGGACTGCGCGGCGCTCATCTTCGACGGCTCGGCTCGGTTGCCGTGGCACGCTTCAAGTAAGAACTCGCGCAGCGCCCGCACATACTCGATTACAGCCGTCGTCGCCGTGCCGCCAATCTCTAGCAGCTTAGCGTCGCCGTCCTTCGTCGTCACGAGTGCGTTGCCGGCCGAGCGGATAATCTGCCCGTCACTAGCGGCAGGCTCGCGGATCACTAGCAGCGGATCGCTGCTATACTTCAAGCCGCGCCCGCCCTGCGAAAGCTGGTATTCGATTTCGATTTGCGTTTCGACACCGCCCCGGAATGAGCAAACGCCGTCCACGCCCTTGCCGCCGGGAAGGTTGCGTATCCACACTATCGGAACGAAGCCGAAGCCGTGCCGCACGCTGCGCGATGCGTCCAGTTCCATTGCCGGCGCTTCGGGCGACTTGGACAGCGCAACAGGTTGCGGCTGATACCATTCTTCGTCAGTTATGGTCCAAACGCGTTTGAACCAAAACGTTGTCTCAAGCTGCGTTTGCGGGATATCGTATCCTGCTTCCTGCAACTTTCGTCCAAGAAGCTTATACTTCTCGGTCACGCATTCTAGCGTATCCGGCGCTTCCTGTTGCCATGTCGGCGTTAAGAACTCGGTATCCAGAACTTCGAAGAACGCGCGGCTTTTCAGCACACGCAACAGGATAGCGCAGCTTCCAACGCTGCCACGGATCGCGGCATCAACCATCAGGTCGTCAAGCCGCGCTTCCTTAATGACCGCCTCTAGCGCCTCTCGCGTCGCCTCTTCGTCGCACAACAGCGCAGGAAAATGCCCTTCGCTGAATAGCAGCGAAACGCTATCTTCCACCACGGTTCGCGCCAGGTTGTAGCGCACGCTCGGCTGGCGCTGCCTGATCGGCACATACTCGCCCGCGCCGTTGCGTTCATCGTCGAACTGATACGGCAGGCAATCGTAAATCGAGCCTTCAAGCACCTTGCGAAGCCAGCACAGTTCATAAGCCCGCTCGGGAAAGTCCCGGTCACGCGGCCATGTGGCGAGGATGGATTTTAACACGTCATACCCCACAGCCCGCCATATCGCAGGGCACAGCGTCATCGGTCATATCGAAGGGCAGGACGCCTTGCTGCCGCGTGACGCGGAGTAGCGTGGCGTAATCCTCCCGATCTGCGCGGAAAATTCTCATCTCCGGCTGGCCCTTGAGGAAGCAGCCGTAGCAGTTGCCTTCCCACCGCCCTGAGAGGCGAAGGTCAAAGGTTTGCGCTTGCCAAAAGGCGAAAACGTCGTTGAATTCGCGCTCGCAATCGCGCACGAAGTCCAGCGTGCCAGGCATCTCGCGGCCCGTGTTGGCGAAGCACACCACAACATCGTCCGGTAGTTTTCCGCCGTGCGCGGCGTGGATGGCGTGCAGCATCCTGCCGCTCGTGCGGCCACCCGAGAAGTTAATTACAGCCGGGCCGATGATGCGGAGCGGATTGCTCATCGCCCCCCATCGGGATCATTCCTAAATCGCGTCCTGCCGCTCGCAAGCGTAAGCCATGCCCTGCTTCGACGCTTCGATCGCGAAAGCGCGGCACTCGCGTTCGGTGCGGAACGTAACCGGCTTGCTGCCCGGCATGGGCGTGCAATTCGCAGCGCTGCACAACAGCGCGATCAGCACATAAACTATCATGTCACGTCACAACATTCGGAATTACGCAGACATTTGCCGGATGCGGCGCAATTGATAGGCCACACGCAATGTCCAACGCATTTCAGCTTCTTCGGCGCGTCATCTTGCTTGCACTCGATAACATCCAAGTGCTGCCCATGCCGCAACAGCAAGGTGACGGACTGGCCGGGCTTCAAACGATCCGCAAGCGTGATAGTAGGTCCGCCCATCACAACATCAGGACGCACGCGCACCTTGTAGGTTCGCCCGTCGCCGTGGTGTTCGCTGTTTGTGATTGTCAGCACGGTTCGATTGCCTTGCGGCCAAGAGATTGCGTTATGCCATTCGTTGGCGGATCATGTTTGATCATAGCGGTATCCCTTATGCTGACTTGCGCCTTGCAATCTCGCTTTGCACAGCGCGCAGTTTCCGGCTGGCTTCCGCCATGTTCCAGATCAGACCATCAGGCTTTAGAGCCGGGCTTGTGCTGCGCGCCTTGTATGCCGTGACTGATGCAGCGTGCAGGCTTTCCGCGCGGAACGCGGCAACCTTCAAATCGCGGATATCAACGCCGCCGAAGCCATATCCAACTGGGCACAACACGAATTTTTGCGGCTTATCGACCAATGAAGGGGATGCTACGCATCTTGATAGGTTGAGGAATTCCGACCAATTCACCGAACGCGCGGGATAATGCGTCAACCTGATCGTCCTTTGTGCCCGAAGGAAAACTGCGAAGCTCCTCAATAAACGGCGCATTCCAGCCCGCCCGCATTATGCTTAGGTTGCCGACGTTAGTTTGCGCCGCCACCGGAGCGGCGCGCGTGGCCTTGTCGCCGGTTTCCTGCGATGCCTTAACGGTGTAGCCGGCAAGCCTCGCAACGAAGTCCTGCGCCTGCCATTTGCCGGCCTGCCCAGGGTCCTGCGGCAAGCTTATGGTGACGGTGCGCCCGTCCTCGGAGGCCGTCTTGAGCAACAGTTCAAGCACGCCTTCCGGTGCTAGCCTTGCGCGCTTGACGTCCAGCACGACGACGCGGTTTTCCGGCAACATCGCCAGCTTCAAACCAACGGTCCAATCAGGGTTTGCCGTGCCGACTTGCTCCGTTGCCGCGAAGTCCCATGCGCGGCACATTTTGACGATGCCGGTAGGCAATTCGTCGCGAGTCGGTATCTGTCCGACTTTGAATAGTCCGCCCTCCAACGGGCGCGGGTCTTGCTGATACAGCGCATTCCAGTCGCGCGTTGCGCCGGAACGCTCATACTCGGCCTGGACCTTCAACAGTTCGTCCGCGAAGGCATAGCGCGCATCGCCGGCCCAAAGCATTTCACCAGGCGCGCGGCCAAGCGGATCATTCTCGCTGGCAATGGCCGGCAGGATCAGTTTGCGCCAGTCGTCGCCGTGGTAGGTCAGGAAGCGCCCGCCTAAGTCGTCCTCATGCCAGCGCGTCATAATGAGCAAGATGCCGCCACCAGGCCGCAAGCGGCTCCGCATGTCTGACGTTGCCCATTGCCATTGCTTAGCTCGCAAGTCCTCGCTGTCGGCTTGCTCGCGGCTCTTAACCGGATCGTCAATGACCACTAAGTCGGCGCGGAAGCCCGTTATCGTGCCGCCAACACCAGCGGCGCGATACTGCCCGCCGTTGCTAACTTCCCACAGTTCCTGGTTCTCGCGTCGCAGCTTGTAGCCTAGCGTTTCTCTGTTGTGCGCGATGGTGCTTATAATCTCGCGCGAAAACTTGGCCGACAGGTCCAACGTGCTGCTAGCGCCGATGATGCGCAGTGCGTTGCGCTGCGCCAAGAACCACGCTGGAAACAGCACGCTCGCATAGGTGGACTTAGCCGAGCCGGGCGGCATGCAGATCATCAGGCGCGGCGAATGTCCGGCGAACACGTCGCCAGCGAACGCCTGCAACTCGCGGATAATCAGCCGGTGGTGAAGCTGCGGCGCGAAGCCGAACGGCTTGAGCGCAATCTCGCACCATGTCAGCAGGTCAGTCCTCGCCTGCCTGCGCATCAACAGTGTCGCCGCCGCCTCCGCTGGCGATGGTGGCAAGCTCGGCATCGGTCATTTCTTCCGCGTTCGTTTTCAGAGTGGCGCTCATATCGACCGTCGCAAGCTTGGCGTGCACGTAGGGCGCAGCCGCGGTAGCCGTTGTCTTGGCTGCTGCCCAGTCGCCAGTCATCAGCTCGCGCGCCATGATGTATTGCAGGACCATTAGTGGAGACATGCTGATGATATCCTCGGGCGATAGGTTGTCGCCATGGACAGCCCTGCCGCGCGTTTCTGCCATCAGCGCTATAGCCTTGTCGTCAAGCGCCGCCTTGTTAGGCGTGCCGGGCTTGCGGCCAGCGCCAGGCCGGTGTCCGCCTCGCTTGGCTGTCACCACTCAATCTCCGTCGTGTCGATCCACGTAATGCACGAGCAACGCCACTATGACGCAGCACGCCAAGCCGAACGCCACGGCCAGCACAACCCACCATGACGGCGGTCCCGGGCACACTGGCGGCATAGCTGCCTCCTCGGTTTACAAGGGGCCAAGCTATCACGTAACCGCCTCTCCCCGACACGACGGCACCGTCTCCATGTCACCCGTAAGGCCAGCGCGCCACGAAATCCGGAATTATACGATTTAGGGCTTGACGCCTATCCGCTGATCCCCTTAGATTGCTGCTTACCGGACGGACTCCCGACCGGCGCGCGCCCCGGCGATACAGCGGGCGGAGATGATCCATGGTCAATCACCCCACTCGTCACCGCGGCCCATACACCGCGACCATTGGCGGCTCGTCATGGCGCGCCGGACCACAAGCCGAGTTTAAAACGATCCGCGAATGCCGACGCTATGCCGAAAGCTACGGCACGACGGCGGACTGGTGCCGCATTGAGGACGCCAAGGGCCGCGAGGTCGGCACCCATCGTCGGGATACATCGCACGATGGCCTCCGCTGGTTCCGGTCGGAGGGCTGACCAACGGCCCGC